TATCTTTGGAGCTACTTTTTCAATTGAACTAATCTCCGCATTCATTTTCTCTGAAAGATAACTGTCATTATTTACAACATTCTGTATTTCTTTAATTCTATTGTATGACACTTCTTTCGGAGTCTTAGAAACTGCTTTGATTTCTTTTTGCTCTTTAGTGTCCTTCATCATAAGGGCTGGCAATGATCTTTCAAGAATACTTTGGCTCATAGACTTAGTCCCAAGAGTCGCATTGATTGCATCTCCTGCTTTTTTTGCGGCTTTAGTGGCCATGCTTTCAACCGCTGAAAGAGTCCCATAGGAATCAATCAATGTTTTTGCCATCTTGGGACCAAACTTATCAACCATCCCGCCTGTGATAATACCTACAGGAACTCCCATGGCCATTGAATCAAGAGCCGAAGCTGCTAGAGAGCCAATGGCCCCCCAAACAACCGCATTTCTTGATCCATTCATATTGCCTTTTTCAAATTGCGCCATGATAGACGCATCTTCGATCATCTTATCTATTTCAGGAACGCCAAGAGCATTGCCAACTTTTCGAGCTCGCTCAATTGCTTTCGGATCAACTTTCCCAGTTATTGGATTAATCTTAGCCGCATCTGTAAAAAGCCTTTTTACATTTTCAGGCCTAACGTCATCAATTCCTTGCATTTTAATCTGAGACATCGCGAATTCACTCTTTGCTTTATTTAATTCTGCGAATTCTGGAAGCTCTTGTAGTGATCTTTGAAACATTGGCGACTTAAGTTTATTTTTGATCATCTGCTCAGCCGCTTGAGCTTCGGCTAAACCAAAAGCTTCCGCTGATCCTTTGACTAGTTTCTTTTGATCTACAAAATCACGAATGCCAGTTGTGTATTTACCGCCATATCTTGATTCTAATTTTTGAAGAGCGTCAATTTCATGGCCAAATCTAGTCTGATCTTTGCCGATTGTTCTAAGGGCTCTTGAAACTTCAAAATCATCCCCACTAATTCGGCTTAGAGATTTCAAAAGTTTTGTATCTTCAGAAACTCCAAGCATTGCTTTTGCGTAGTCAGGTGAAGTTTTCTTCAAAATATCATCAAATTCATAACGAAGCCCTTTAAGAGCTCGAGATTTTGCTTTTGAAAATTCAGTGGCCCCAGTAGACCAAGCGTCGCCGATTTCAGTATCCAAAAGCTTGATGCGTTTTTTTACAAGATCTCCTGATAACGTATAACCTTTCGTACTATCAAATTTCGCAGTATTTTTTAAATCATCGGCATATTCTTTTAAGGCTGATATAACCGACTTGTTACTCGCAAGAGCTCCAGACTGTTCATAGTCTTTAATTAAATCATCGGCTTTTGCGATTACCCCAGATACATTCACATCATCTGAGAGCCTTGCTATATCCATGGCATCTTGAGATTTTTTAATTACATCATTATGCAATTGCCATTCATGATCGGAGATTTCTTTTCCCCAATTTGAAATCTTATCATCAAAGTCAGCAGTTAATATCTCCTCAAAACCTTTCAATGCTTTTTTAGCCTGATCTCGAGCCTCTGAAGCTTTTAGCCCCTGCTCTTGAAGCGACATCCTTAAATCAGTTTGGGCTGATTTAAATTTCTCTTGCGCTTGCTTAAGAGTGATTTTGTTTCCGTCAAACTCATTAGCAATGTCGTCTACTTTTGAATATATATTTTGAAAGGCTTCGCTTTGCTCATTTAAAACAGACGCATCTAAATCCTCAGCTCTTGCTGCATACTTCTTCAAAACCTCAGGATTTACATTAAATACAGCTCCCATTGCTTTTAAGGATGGATCTTTTAAGCTTTGGATGGCTTGCTTAACCTTTTGAGCCCCTTCCATGCCTATTTGAACAGTGCCTCCAATAGCCCCGCCAAGACTTAAGCCTGTAAGTGCGCCCATGCCTATTTCAGAAGCTAAATACTCAGCATTTAAATCAGCATTACCTAAAGCGGATTCACTTAAAGCTGATCCAGCTCCGTAAATTGCACCCTCAACGGCACCTTGAGCCATTAATGGAGCTGCTCTTAAAGCTGCGCGACCTACTATGTTTTTTGTAAGCGTTCCAACTGTCGGAGCTAAAGCCTTTGTCGCTGCGACTTCTGCAATTCTTCCAGCTTCGTTAACAAGCCCGGCTGGACTCATGCGAATTAGAGTTTTTCCAATTCCAGCTGCCCCTTGAGCTGCCGCAGATCCTCCAGCTGTTATAAGTGACGGCAAAACATTCCCAAGAACTTCACCAGCCACTGCTGTATTAGGATTGTATTCCTCAGCTGCTTTGACCTTTTCCATGTCAACGCCGGCTTGTTTCAATAGCCAGTCAGACGTTCCAATAGATAGGCCTCTTAGAGTGCTCGTTGCTCCAGCCTTAGCCATATTGCCCAAAGAGCCATACTCAAACGCCATTTGACGCTTAAATTGCTCTTCAGGCGAATCAAACTTATAGCCTTGGTTGATTGCGTTCTTAATATCATCAGTCTGAAATGTTTTTCCATCAGGAGATTGGAAAGAAACCTTATCCCCTTGTCGTAAATACACTTTCCCATCTAAGAAATCATTTTGAAAATTTGAATAATCATAGTCAGCGATCTGCGAACCATCGGCATTAAATACCTGTGGCGCGCTAGGCACAAATCCCTCTAACAAATTTAAATAATTTTTGCCTTCGCTATTTTCTGCCATGTTATTTCCTAGCTGATCTAAAGCCGACTACGCCTTGTTGTAATTCTCGATCTTCACGCTCTTTTAAGTTCTTCAAGTATTGCTCAATTGAAGCCGTAGATCCGCTTGAGAAAATAGCCGTTGGATCTCCTTGAATATTTTTCGCGAATTCAAGTAACCCATTATCTAAAGTTCCAAGAACACCAATTGTTTTAATATTCTCAGTAATCTGTGCTCCAATTGTATTAAGCCTAGATTTAGTTTCTGGACTTAATTTTCTTCCAGCAACGGATGATTTTTGAATAATGTCCTTTAATTCATTTCCTAGAGAATACTGCGCTTTGTATGCCGGCAATGATGTCTCAAGTCGCTTTCTTGCTTCAGGAGAAGTCGCAAGCTTATATTCATTCCCAACTTTTACGCTCTGATCACGAAGCTTTTGAGGTATTTGACCCATCGATGTAAAGCCCTGGCCGCCTTCTGCATAATTAAACGCATTGCTTTCCATCATTTGATTCAGAAGATCTTTATCTATATTCGCGCGCTTTGCTTGAAGTTCGGCTTGCATCATTTTAAGTGTGCCGATTTTTTCCTGAGAATTCACACTCGCCATCATGTTGTTTAATTTATTTTCAGCCGCAAAAAGCATTTCTTTTTTCAAAGCTAGCTTAGAGGCTTCCATATTTTGAAGCCCGTTTTGCAAATTAGCTAAAGCCGTTTGTCCAGCTGCGATTGAATCTTTTTTCTGTGTATACGTTCGCTCTTGCTCTGCAATATCTTTATCAATTGCCTTATCGATTTGTTCTAAAGCTAGGTTTTTGCCAGTGCCATTCATTGCGCCACCAATAGCGCCAAGAGCAATGGCAATACTTGCAGTTACTTTTTCGCCAGTTGATTTGTTTTGCCAAAATCTATTTGGATCAACTTTTCCAGCTTCACGAAGATCTCTAGTGGATTGATCAATCAAGTTTACAGTATCTTGAATGCGATTATTTTGATCTTGAATCTTCTGTCTATATTCTGAGTCTATTTCAGAAGACCCCTTGTTGAGCTGGTCATAGTAGGCTTTTTGGGCCGCGGCCTCCTTATTTGCTGCGGCCATTCGATCGGCTATCCCTGACAGATCTTGCTTAGGATTCTTGCTCACAGCAAGCATCGGAGCATAAGCAGAAGGCATCATTCCTACTTGAGGAGCTCCTTGCGTTTTCCCTGTATACAATAATTGAGGATTTACAGTTGAAGGCACTAGAGCATCACTATTGCCAGTCGTATCTGTAACCATTCCTTGGCCATTAGCATCGGATTGATTGGTCAAAGCCACTAATCTTTGATCGCCTTGTTCTGGAAGTCCTACATTCTGTGGCGCTGATTGATATCTATTTTGTCCAAAAGCCATTGGATTAGAAACAGATGGAGCTGATGCGGTCGTCATATCACTAGCCATTTGTCCCCATGTTTGAGGCACATAGTTTTGATTGGCTTGCTGTGTCTGCATATTTGGATCAATCAGATCTTCATTTATTTTGTATTTTTGATCTTCTGCCATGTTTTCCTCTTAAGAAGTTCGAAGGTTGATTGAATTATTTTGTCCAGAATAACTATAGCCATCAGACATCCCTGGAAGATCAACTATGTTATTTTGAGAGTTATTTTGAGCTAAATTATCTTGAGTCCCAGTCTTTGCTTTGCTTAAAAGCCCAGCCGACATGATTCCAGCTCCAGCATTAAATATCCCACCCATCATTTGATCGCTTCTTGCTTGAGCTGCCTGACTCGCACCCAAGTTGATTCTTGAAGCATCTAATTGACCTTGAGCTCTGGCTAAATCTTCAGACAGCCCCATTTGCATATACTGAAGCGCAAATTGATTAGCCATTTGCTCAAATTGAAGATCCTGATTCCTTCCTTGTGAGGACATATCTCCAACAGACTTTTGAAGTCCTGCTGCTGTTTGAATGTTTTGCTGTCGTTCTTGTAAGGCCGCTGGAAGAGATTGATTTAAAATACTTTGATTTCCTGAAGCAATCTGATCCATAGCTGCTCTTTGGGCTAAGGCTGGATTTCCTCCTCCGCGCTGAGATGCCGCTAAAGCATAAGCATTTGCAAGATTCTGATTTTGAGCATTTGCGACTTGTTGATTTGTAACAGTTGGATCAAGGCTCACTTGATTCGCTAATCTTTGCGTTGCTTGAACAGCTTGAGCCTGCGGATCAATATATTGAGAACTCTGCCCTTGGCCTCCAAGTCGATATCTTGCGAGCATTGCCGCAATTTCAGCGTCTCTATTTGAGATGACCCCATTGTTGAAATTAGCATTTCCGGCATTAGCTCCACTGTTTGGATTAATCCCAGTTACTGCGCCCTGAACTTTATCTCCAATAGTTCGGCCTACATTACCCATGGCATTTGAAAGCCGTCCTCCAGTTACTAAATTAGGCAAAGCAGTCACCGGATTAATTGCCGTTGATATGTTTCCAATATTTGATGCGACATCACCAAGAAATCCCATCCTACACCTTCTTACTAGCTTTAAGCTTGTTAAGTCCTTTTTTAATTCCAATTAACAATGACAGCTCTGACAAGCTGAATCCCTGTCCGGCTGTGCCTGAAAATATATCTTCAAATTTAAATCTTACGGCCTGACATTTTTGACGACGAAGTGAGGCTTCGAATTGATAAACGTCGTCTGTAACTCCTCCGTACACTACTTCTGATCCATAAGGTGACCCCTCACCATATAGATTCGTCGTAAGAACATCATCAGGGTTAAATGAATATGAATCTGAAAAGAAGTTTTCGTAATCATAGCCTACAGACATATAGAGTATATGTGGGCTATAATAGTCACCAATAGCCATAAGTCTCTTGACTCTTTGAAATGACTGTAAAGATGAAACTCTTATCCAGCCAGTTGTTATATCCAAAGAATACTTTTGAAAGTCGTCTAAAAACTTAGATTCATTTCTTACATAGACTTTACCGTCGTTTCTTAAATAAACAAATTTATTTTTCCAAACCTCAGCGTCGATTCCATTGTGGTTTGTATATATAGACCAATCTTTTGCGTAATAGTCATAAGCAAGGGATAGGCCATCTGATACTGTAAATATGATCAAATTGCTTTTACTTACAACATCAGCAGACATGATCTCTTGATTTTTGTATCTCTCAACATCGCGACCAATGTAATCAAGCTGGAGCTGTCTGCTTAACAAGTAAATGCCCTTATCAGATTGGAACACAATTCCAGCTGGCGTCATGGCCACAGAGTTTTGATATATACATCCAATATCTGAAGATAGCCTTACTGGAGTCTTGTAATCATTTTGCTGTCCAGCATCGTTTGGGCCATTTCCTTGTAACACGAAAATGCGATTCTTTTTAAAAATGATGTAGTAATCATCCATTGATTCAGCTGCGATGATGTCTCCACCATCGTCATCGTTTTTAAGAAAAAACTCATCTGCGAAGTTTACAGATTCACCGTCGAAATATTCTTTAGAGAATTGGAAACTAGACCTATTTTCTAATCCAGCTAAGAACAATCTATTCTTATGGTTCGTTACAAGCTTTGAGGCCACGCTAGAGCCATGAGAAAATATTCCTCCAGTTGTATACAGTAAATCATTTGAACCAATTGCTGAATCATTACCAGTGTCAAAAATGGTCAAAGAATCAACTGTAACATCATTAAAAGATGGTGAGCTTAAGCTTGAAACCCTAAACGCTGTCGTTTGACCAGCCTTAGTTCTATATATACCAATATATACGTTTGTTCTATTTGAAGACTTGGCCGTAAGTCTTAGCGTTGGAATTACTATCTGAACCCTTCCAGAGCCGCCGCCCCCTGAAACAGTAGCACTCACGCCAACACTTGTCTTTGATCTATGAACCTGGCCTTTGTTATCAATCCATTCATAAGTGAAATAATAAAGATATGTTCCATCGGCCATCGAGCCGCCAGAAGTCTGCGGAGTCAACGCGATGTTTTCTGGGTATAAATGAAAGCCATGTTCAACTACAGATTGACCATCGTATATACTTAAATACCCGCCTGATATGTGAAGATTTCCACCTAATACTCTTCTGTAGAAATTAGAATTGGGATTAAAATCAACCTCTACATAAGAAGCGCCTTTAAGAGTATAGTTTAAACCATTATCTGAAATTAGTTTGGTCTTAACTTGAATTGGTATATATACTTTAAACCCGTCGTTAAAAACGTATGGAAGAGATCTATTTGATAGAATTCCTCCACCTAAAGTGTAAGCGATTTTATTAGTAATGTTGCCAGATGTATCTATAACAAAATATGAAGCTTGCAGCGTGGATTCATAAGCCACAAGCATATATACATTACCATTTGATGTAAAAATACGACTAGCAAGCCCAACTGACCTCTTAAATATAGATGGCGATCCAATTACTCCAGCGTTCGTGCAAGTGTTCTTTTTAATCAAATAATTGTATGAAGATCCGGCTAGGTTTTCATAATAGACATCGAATGCGCCATTAGATGTTTCATACGTTGCAATACGCCTGACCTCAGCCGTTACCGCTGCGTCTATCGTAGTCGTAGTTAGTTTGTCTGTGAAATCAGCATTTACAATCCGATATTGCAATCCGTTAGTCGAGTTGTACCAAAATATCGATACCTCTCGAGTTGTCTGGTTTACACTTACCGCGATTGTCGAAAGAGCGTTGCCAGTTAGAAAAACAGGATTCACAAGCCCATTTGTTGTCGAGCCAATTACTAAATTCTGCTTAATGTATTTCACTGCAATTGTCGGAGTTGTGGTCCTATAGACAATCACAATGTTTTCGCTAGATTTAGCCACATCAATATAAGGATTAGATGCATCTAAGTCTGAACCAACTGTCAGAGCAGCACTCCAGGCAGTAGATGAAATAAATGACCACGAATGGCATTTAATCACTCCCGCCTCATTGTAAAATAGAAATATATATTCACCGACAGACAAAAGCTTTGGAGATGCTCCGCTTGCTGATATTTGCTGATCAGAAGCCATCTCAATTCCAGTAGCAAAATCTTTTACTGTATATCTAACTCCACCTCGAGAGTCTTGCCATGCCGATATATATATATTGCCATTTAGCGCGTGAACAATATGGCTTTGCTGATAAGCGTTTCTATTGATTTGAAAAATACTGTGATTAAACGAAAAACAAGCGCCCTTATCAACCCAGTTATCTAATGATTCATTGTATGAATACGCTTTGTTATTTGAGAAAAGCAAAAGTTCATCGTTATAGACAGCCACAGCTTGAGCTGTTCCGATCGAACCGCCTCCAGAGATATTTTTACTTAAAGCATCATATCCTGGACGTTTTTTTACAGTGAGTCTTTTTGTCTGATCGATTGTAACTTCATCAAAAATTGCATTTCTTAAATCAGTGAGCCTTGTCGCAAGTACGTTCTTCGAGTTTGATTTTGAATCAAGCCCTCCACTGATTTGAATTGAAATTGTTTGATCTTGAGTTGCCACTACTGCTCCCAAGCCACAAGTTGCACGTTGCTACATACAGCCGAAGAGGTCCCAGCGCCTGAAGTCGCTCTATTATATTGAAGTTTGTAGGTATATGTCCCAGCAGTTGGCGCATCGAAAAACACCATATTTGTTACATAGAAATCAATATCGCCAGCCGCATTTGCTAAGCCCTTAAATTTCACAGAATTAATACAAATTGGAGTCGCTCCACGTAAAAGCTGAAAATTGGAAGTCGCATCAACTGTGCCTCCAGCTCCAAAGCCAGAGCCCGTAATTCCAATCAAAGCCGCTGTACTAGTTGGCAAAACCATAATTACCACAGGACGCCCTACGGTTGTAATCGTTACGGATTGGTTCACAACATCGACAAAAGATGTGCTCGCACTTGTAGATGTTCCAGAAGACAAACTGATTTGATGTCCCACAGCCGCTTGTTTAGCTTTAGCAATAGTGCCATCTGCGATTTTTGCATTCACTACAGATGATGCAGCTAATTCATTTGATGTAATCCCAAGAGCCTTTACGCGAACAGTTGAGCCGCTAATCTCGACAGTTGAATTATCAACATCCATGTCGTTTTGAATAACTCCAGCACTTGTCATTCTGAGGAACTTAGTCGCTCCAGGAACAGCCGCTGGGAATGTTACACTATAACTTGTTGCTAAAGATGTTGGGCTCTTTAAAGAAACAGCATTTGTAGATGTGGCAGTTTCATATAGAAGATACTCTCCAGCTGCCATCTTCGCAGTTTGAGCCGCCGCTTGTAAGAAATTGTATGTTTTTGATGTATTGTTATAAGTGACCGTCGCATTAACTCCGACGCCGCCATAATCGCCGCCAATTGTTCCAACTGAAGCTAAATTTAATCCAGCTCCTGAAGTAATCTGCACAGCAGTCCCAGATGAATTATTGTAATACAACGACCCATTTACGCTATACACACATTCTTTATCTAAAGCCAAAGCCAAAGCTGAGCCTTGAGGAGACAATCTAACACTTCTCGCAGTGATTAAGTTGTATCCACCAAAAGATAAGTCCGCATTAATATTTAACCCATTGGTTGGGATCAAAGATCCGTTTCCGCTCGTATGATCATGCGAATCAACTTTTAGCAATGCAGTATTTAAATTTGAAGCCCATGTCGGACCAATTGTGATCCCAACGGTAGGAAGATCCATTCCCATCAAAGGAGTCGCCATATATCACCCCACGTATATATTCAAAGTACACGCCTCATTTACATTTAAGGCTAAATGTTTTTTGGGAAAACTGGACGCCGACATCCAAACCCGTAAAGTCGAAGTTGTTACTCCGTTTACAACTAACCAAATACGAGGCTCACGATTAAGACCATGATTGACAAGATTTACTGAGCCAGCCGAAAGAGAAACATTCTCTAGCAATGTCCCATTCGTTATTGGATTATCAAAAATAGGCTGTATTGCTGATTTAAAATCAGCCACAACCTTCGCAAGCTCATAATCGTTCGGTTTAATCGTTCCTAATGGATTCATATAAACCAACGCGACCAATCTTGATTAAGCACTGGCTCATTCACATCAGCTATTCTTGAAGGAGCCGAATAGTCTCTAGCTCTTTTCATCTGAGCAATTCGTTTCTCTGTATCTTGCTTCATGATCAAAAAAGGCTGAATATCGGATTCTTCTTTTGCGAGCATCTTAATACAAACATCGGCAATGATGAATGTCTCAAACCCACTCACTCCATCAATAGTGTCAGAATCACTCACCATGTCTGGAAGAGTTGCAGCATAATGAACAGTCACGGTATCAGCTGATCCAGGCTTTGGTACAAACCTTAATTTGTTTCCAATAAGCACATAACCAAAAGGCGCATACCAAGTCGTATTGATGTAAGAAATATTTGTATATTTATTTCTTTCAGCAAATTCAAATGGCTTAAGCGATACAACTGTCCCGCCTCTATTGTAATCAACGCCTAAAAGCTTAAAAAAATCAGCTGGCAAGTCGTATGTATCTGTGCCGCCAATAATTGAAATATTGTATGACGTTAAGTAATACAATTCTCCAGCTCCGACCAAAGAATTATATAGATCTTTAGCCGAATCATTAATATATCGAACAAGCTCAGCATCCGAAATAAATTTCGAATACTCCATATTGGCCTGTTCTCTACATTTTGTTTTAAGATTGCCAAGCGTGACAAGAGAGGGCATTTAGTCCCCCTCAGTCATTTCGCAAGCCGCAATAAATGCCTTTAAAGACGACGCCAAAGCTAAAGCATTCTTTTCTTCAATAGCCATCAAGATATCTTTCGCAAGATCTTTTGATTGCATATCGTAAAAAGATTCTTCCATCCCTGGCTCTTCGCCTGGCCCTAAAATTAGAGCCGCAATTTTTGAAATATCACGCATTGAATTTCTCCGCGTTAAATATTAATGAATGCAATGTCGCAATGAATTGCGTGAGCGGCTCCAGCATCCGTCGCCACAGCACCTGCAAGCTCTTCAATCACTAGAGTCTTAGTTGCTGGAGTCCAGCTCCTAATTTGAACAACTCTGTCAATTGCAGCAGCAGCTTGAACTGTAAACGTTGCAGACTTAAGACCGCCATGGAATGAATCTGTAAATACAAGAGTATATTGTCCAGCTCCAGTTCTTGCAGCGGAAGCAAGTCCTACGATGTTATTTGAAGTAACAGCATTTGATACGTTGATTTGTATTTGCCCATGCATATATACAAGCTCGCGCTCGTAACTGTTTTGGTATTGAAAAAAGTATCTGTTAGCCATTGTTTTTCCTTTTGAAAAGTTAAGTTAGAGCCCCTAGAGATCTAGAGGCTCAAGTTTCATTCAATTAGGCAATTTGACCAACGCCATTCCAACCAACCGCCGTACATTCTAAGTTCAAATATGCATTCATTCGAACTTGCAATGAATCCGCAGTTCCACTTCTTAGCATTTTTTGACCATCAGAATCAAACAAGCTTGGAGCTTCGCCAAGAGAGCTTAATTGCCAAGTGTCTTTTTGAATCGCGTATATACGATCGCTTTGACAGTTAACATCTGGGAGAACAGTCACAGGACCTTTTAAGCCCATAACCTTAATGCCGTCGAATGCAATGATGCCTTCAGAATCTTTGATAGGCATAGAATATTGAACTTTTGATCCCAATTGATTTTCAAGAGCCGCGTAGTTCTCGAAATTCATCGTAGCCAAATCCGTAGTAGCTCCAGCTTTACATGTAGCAGTGATTAGATTTGTCAAAGCCTCAGCAATTGGTAGACCAATCAAAGATTTTCTAACCCCGGCAAGTCTTGTGATATCAGATGTGCGATCTACTCCAAAGAATGCAGTCGCAGAAGGCGCAGTCAAAGGAACCCATGCATCTAATCCAGATAATTTTTTATTGAAATCACCTTTTACAAATAAGTAATCATTCACCGCAAGTGATGTGATCTGAGCAGACCAGTTTGATCCAGCAGTTGTAAGGGTCCCTGTATCTCTATTGATTGCAGTAATCTGAGCAGATCCAGTTCTTTCGCCAGTTCCTAAACCAGAAGAAGCACCAATAGTCATACCAACTTCGAAGCTGTCAGCATCTGACAAAGTCGCAAGAGTAATATTTAAAGAAGCCACTGTAGAACCAGACGAAATACGCCCAATTGTACCAGTTCCATCACGATACATCGCAGTTGCAATAGATCGACCAACTGAAACAAGTCCTCCGTCAATCTCCTGAGTTGCTAACTCAACGAAAGATCCAGCATCGTCCATAGATGCAAGCATTGCTTCGTTGCCGATTTCAACAACGCCGTAATCTGGAACGCGAGTGAGCATGAACTTCACACCCTTAGTATTGCCAGCTTGAGCAAGAGCATTTGAAAAAGTCGCAGAACGACCTTGAGGGTTAGAGTAAATTTGAGGGACAGGTTTTACGCTACCAGTGAATTTTGTATATTTTTTTGTAATCGCGTAAAGAGGGTTATTTTTGTAATACACATTGTTTGGTGTATAGTTTTGATAATGTTGTTTTAAGGCATAATCTGCCGTGACTAAATCTACCATTGTATGGACTCCAGTAAAAATGATTAAGTTTTAATATTTATTTTTTGATCTTGCGTTAATCTATGGAACCACAATGGCTATAGTGGATTTTGTTTAAGATTTAGACTTAAACAGCTTTTTAAGTGACTCAATACTCTCTTCTCTCGACATACGTCTAGTTGATGTATCTGTCGTAACAATCGACGAATCACTTGTGAGAGTTTTAGTTTGAGGCACAAGTTTAGTGCTTTCATTTGTAGGCTTTGACGATTTAAGCAGAATGTCAAACTTTTCTTTGTCTATACCTAGACTCTCCAAAAAGAACTCTTTGTAGAGATCAAGATTTGAAGTGATCGATTTTTTAGACTCCTCTTTGAAATGATTGTTCGCAAGCTCGGCCGCATCTTCAAGCTTTAATCTTTTAGGCTTGTCTCCCTTAAATGACTCTTCAATTAGCGTCAATACGATTTCACTAGCGTCAGGCTGAGATAGTAAATACGGATATTTGTCTTTAGCATTCGATAACTCAGAAGAAACCTCAGTAAGCCAGTTTTTTCTTAAAGCAGAGCTGTGTGTTTCGGCCTCTTGTTTTCTTCTTTCCTCAAGCTGAGAGTCTCTATCTTTGAATTTTGATTCAAGAGTCTCCATGATTTCTCGCTTAGCTCTCTCAACCAAAGTCTCAGGAGTTGGATCGCCATCGTTCAAAACAGTCCTAGTATATGAGTCATAATCAAATCCAAAATCCTTTAGAACTGAGAAATCTTTATTTCTTAATTTCTCCTCAAGAGTTTTGTATTTCTTTAATGGCTCATATTCACTTTCAAGCTGCCTTTTGTATGACTCTTGTTCTTCTTTGACTCTTCTTTTTTCATCGAGAATCTTTTTTTCTTGTCTTGCCAACATTTCGATACGTTTTGAAAAATCATCTTGTGGTTTTTGCGTCTCAACCGGCTGAGCATTACTTTTAATTGCCGTATCTACACTTGCTGGAGCACTTGCATTCGTATTTGTATCTTGCGTTTGATTCATTGAATTATCCTTCGTAAATTAGTTTGTTCAGGCGGCCAATAAGTTATCACAGGCTCTCTTGCGATCCACAATTGAAGCCATCGACCATTATTGAATTTGATTTCACATTTTTGATGCTTCAAAAGGGATTCGATAATTGTCTTCGCATGCTGCCTGGCTTCAGGAGGCAAAACAAAAGAACTAAGCGCATCGTTTATGATAAATCGACTAACCCCTTTGACGAACTTAACTGACTTAGTCCATTCGTCACCTGATCCAATCATTTCGGTCGTAAGCACTGGATCATTCTTTGGCAAAACAAGCCTACAATTAAAATGATAGACATGCCCAAGCTCACGCTTTAGGCCGTCCGTTGTTTTTCCTTTAAGTGATGACTTCATTTAAGCGACTCCTTGAGGAGGCATCATCTGAGCTTGTGGTTGAGCGGCTTGCTGAGCCATAGCTTGTTGAGCCATGGCCTCCTGCTTAGCCTTATCCGACAATTGCTTAGCATCTGACAGCCATTCTCTTAATAGCTCCAGCTTCTCTTCTGGCATGTTATCGATCTTTCCTAGGTTGTATTGGCTTTGAACAAACCAAAGACCGTAGTTTAAGTCCATAAACGGCTCTGGAGGCGTGTATTCGCCCGTTGAGACCATTTGATCGACTATCTTTTCAATCAAGTCCTGAGCTGCGTTCTTATGCCTTAAAACTTGTTTTACATCTGGGAAGTTGAAGACCTTACCAATTGTTTTTTGATCGATTGCGCCAAGATTCAATAGATCATAAGCGTCTTGAATCTGTCCTTGAGGAGTCTGAGAGAAGAACGAAGCTGGATATGGTTGCATGACATATGCATCTTCTTTTAAGTCAATCTCACCCCATTTAATCATTTGGAAGCCATCTGTGTCTTTTGCGATTACTGAATATTCGCCAAACTCTTCCGCAATATCTTTAGCATATTCAATCATGATCTTAGCCGAATCGACTGCAAAATCTTCATAAGCTTCAGCAATCTTATAAAAACGCTCTGATTCGATATCAGATATTTCACGAATCGCTTTACCTGAATCTAACCCCATAGGCTTTTTGCCTTGAGCTGACATCATAGAGATTCCAGGAACTTCGAGAGATTGCTGAATAAGCCACTGAAGCCATTGGAAAAGAGCTGTATCTACGCCTGGAGGATTCGAGATGATTGGCGGGTTACCTTCAAAATAAACAAATGATCCAATATCTTTATTAAAATGAGATTTAATTACGTTCGAGCTGTAATCTAAGAAAATTCTAAGCACCGAAGCATCAAATGTTTGCTGAATCTTTTTACAAACTCTAGTCACTTCAATCTGAACTGGGAATATCTCGTCAATTAAGCTTGAGCCCATATATCCTAGCATTCGTTTCTTCCAATCAAATTTAGCGAATGGATGAAATAGCTTTTTCCAGTCTTCATTTAAAAGCGTAGCTCCGTCGATACAAATAACGTGGCGTCCGTTTGGCTCAGCTTCGTTATTTGATATTTTCCATCCTTCTGCAACCCAGATGAGTGTCTGAGTAAAGCCCTGATCTCCTGACTTCACATTAGATCTAGCATTCATGATTCTATCTTTTTTATTTGGAAACATGCCGATGAGAGCATCGCGAGAAACGAGCTTAATTTGATACATGATTTTTGGATTGCCGTAGATACCCTCAAGCTCATCAACGACAATTTCTCCAGGGAAAACACGCTCGACTTTTATTTCTTTGCCGCTACGGAAGATTTTAGCAAAGCCACTGCCAGCAACCGAACCGTCTCTAAACACAAGCGGTCTAACTTTGTCAAAACCAGTTTGATAGAACTGACCTTGAATGAATTTATTAAGCTTCTTGGCTTTAGTCTGGTTTTTCCAATTACCTTCTTCGGTCAAAAACTGGACCTTTGGCTTGGACTTAGTAATTTTGTTAAATATTGTATCTACAGCCATTGCGCATACATTGATATTTAATCTATCCGAAAAATCATCAATAGATACGATATTACTTTGACCAACCATTGTTTGAATGGATTGTCCGTACATACGAATATTCTTTTGCATATTTCGTCTAATAACAGATTGATTGTTTTGAATGCTTCTGATTGTGGCAAAGACATCATCATGAACGTCTTCGTCATCCTTTGAGTTGTACCATTTTTTTATGTTTAGCATTGTATATCCTTAAATTGTTTCAGTGAGATGAGGTATATTTACACGTTTATCAATATCTTCAAACAATTCATCTTCGATTGATTTCGAGGTGATGTCAGGAATTTTTATTGGAAGCGACGATCTTAGCTTCTTTTCTTTGTCTTTGAATGAAACTTCAAATTCGCAATTTTTAAAATAAGAAACACCTATGTTGTTTAATTTTTGTAGATACTCTAGCACTTCTTCTTTGTTGTTCATATAAGATCATCCTCTTCCATTTTGTTTGTTATGTTTTTTACCGTTTCGTCCATCATTCGGTTTGCTTCTCTTTCGAAATACTCAGGTGTGCCAAACTTAGCTTGCTCTTCTTTTGGCTTAGATAAGTGCTGTTTACATTTTCTAAAAGCATACAAAGCCGCATCTGCATTGTGATTTTCAGTTCTATCGTCTTCTTTGTTCTTTTTTTCAGCATCCCATTGGTGAGTCTTCATTTCTTTCACAGTTTCGGAAGTCTTTAAAAGCTTAAAATGCCCACTAATTAGATCGCCATTTACAATTTCAATATTAGCTAGTTTTTCAGTCTTATCTGCTTTTTCAACCAATATTCTGTATTTTGTTTTGAATTCTTCGACGATAGCTTTTCCAAGTCCACCTGTGTCTGCAACTATTGATGTTGGCTTGTACTTATCACGATACTCAATGATCTTTCCAGCCATCTTGGATGGGATTAATCCAGGCGATTTGAAGTCATCACAGAGAAATACATATTGGGGAAGTTCGAATGAAAACGCTAATACGCTAATAGCAAAGGCATCGTCAAAACCTAAGTCTACTCCTAGGACATAAGTCCAGACATAGCCACTAGGAAGTGAATCTATGCCGTTTCTTGCTTCATCATACTTATATATAAGGATAGATGTATCTCTAGACCATAGTCCTAACCATTCGCGTTGATAAATCGGATTATCAATATCCCAGCCTTTTCTTTCTCTGTATTGCTCAAGCCATTTAGCGGCGTGAGGGATATATACGTTATCAAGTATTGTCCACTTGTGAACAGACCAACCTGATTCTTTGTTGGTTGTGGCTCTATAGAATAGGTTGTCATCGAGAGGATTAGCCGATGGAGTTCCAATTAGTTCGATAGATCCATCGAGATCAATTGTAGTAGGCTCAAGCACCTCATCAATGAGATAATTGATATGCGACTTAAAAGACGCGACCTCGTCGAGCACGATTTTTTTAAGCTTAAGTCCTCGAAGTTTTTCGGTGTCGTCTTCTTTTGCGGCACCCGTGATGTAAAGCGTATTGCCAGTGTTAGTCCAAGTGAAGGTTAGATCAGATCTATTTTCCTCAAGTGGATAGCCGTATTTTTTTTTAATCTTAAGCAAGTGATTGAACATGACCTTTTTAGCATGTCCGCGAGTAAGTCCAATGTAGGCGCAATCGCCCTGAATAGACTCCTCTAGAGCTTCAAGGAGACTATAACTAACACTATGAGTTTTTCCAGCTCTTCTTGAGCAGAGTGAGGCTTTTCGTTTTGATGAATCATTAATATATAATTTTTGTTTTTCAAAGAGCCCTGACTTCATTATTTCAAGACTCGCCCCGATTGATTTTAAATAATCGTCAAATTCTTTTTCTAATTCTAAAAGAGCTAGACGATCATCCTGCACGGTTCTTTTTATTTTTCTGCCTTAATTGTAATACAACTTTGGCTTTTTCAACCATGGTTTGTTGGATCTCTTGAACAGTTCTTGTGTCGTCTTCAAACTTAGGAGTGACGATTACTTTATCTGCCCAGCCGCATAGATTTTTAGATGCATAAATGAGAGCTCCGAGATTTCTTTCTTCGCAAAGAGCTAGGATATTTCTTATGATCATATATCTTGTATATACCATATTTTGATCCCTAAACTCAGTGAAAGACACGCCATATTTTTCTTTCACATGCTTTTCAATTGTAGTTGTGTGACAGTCGAAAAAAGCAGCGCAATCTTGCAATGTAGGTTTCATGCGACACAGCCTTTTAAGCTGCTCGCATTTTTCTTCAGTATCAAAAAAAATCTTTTCTTTCATTGATTACTTCTTTGCTGTTTTAGCTGGTTTTTTTGCTACTTTTTTAGTCGCTTTTTTAGCCATTTGTTGCCTCCTTGTATGGTTCTAAGTAAAGAAAATTAGACACGTGTGTATATACAACATTGCCTTTAAAATCTATTTTCACAAGCTGTGTTGAAATATCATATTCAACTTTATCTCCGTATATACTTTGAACAAGCTTTGAGAAATGTTTCCCGTAGGAAAAGTTGTCTTTAAAATAAACGCTTTTTAGCTGGATCACGTTTGAGTTTGATTTGGTTTTTACGGGTTTAGTTTGTTGAGAGTCATCGGTCATTATCTGTCCTCTGTGTAGAATTTAAATTCTGGTAAGAAGGTTGCACGTTTAGCGAGAGTGAGCATTTTTGGTTTTGAAGTTACGATGATGTGTTTTTTGATTGGTAGGGCTTTAAGTATTTTTGAAGCAAAGCCCATGTTTCGAAAGACTGGCTTAGTGCAGATGAAGTGGATTACGAGCGAGTCTTTGAAGTCATTAAACACGGCGAATGAGATAATTTGATCAGGTGATTCTTCGGGATGGAGGATTGCGGTTTTAGCTTTAGCTAAGACGTAATCAATGTGGTTATTTAGTAGGGAATCATCGACGACATTATCGCGTTTAATCTTGTGTCGTTCGTGTTTAAAAAAGTGATATTTAATGAAATTGTAGTCTGAATCTTCTTTAGTGAATCTGACAAAAACATCCAAGTTGTAACCTTCAACCATGTTGCTTAGAGCGTCTTGCTCAAGCGTTATGGTTGAAAGTCTGCAAGTTTTTGCGAATTAATGCAAATTAAATTTGGTCAGTAAGCGCCATAAGCCAATTGCTCTATCCTTCGAATGAACTGAGTAACGATTTCTTCCTGGCCAAATCTTTTTGCGTAAAGGCCTGAGTAGTTTTGTAATTGGACTAAAGACATTTCGCTTAGGTTTCTTCCGAAGTTTGTTCCACGTTGAACTATAGTCGGGTCATTAAAGTACATTCCGTTTGGCTTCATGAACCCCTCAAATGGGACACTCTCTGACGCTTTTAAAAACATTTTAAGTAATTCCACAAAAGTGATTTGAGAGTCTGGGTTGTCTAATAGCTCGTTAAAATACTTAGCCCTAATTATGTCGCGATCACTTTGAGTTAGCCTTAAGTATATTTGCTCCAATTCTTTCAATGTCATCTCATCTATTTTCTTCAAATCGAACCTCCGTTTTTTCGGTTGAATTAGTTCCAAAAGATTTGCTTTTCAACGGAATATATTTCATCCTTTCCTTCCCCTTCTTAGACTCTCTGCGTCTTGAAATATTAGGAGAGTAATGTTAAAATAAAATTCATTATAGCGTTTTGGAGATCCCGGAAGAAAAAACGCATATTGAATTTTATTTCATAACTCTCTCTAAAATATTCAGAACAAGAAAAAAAATAAGAATAAATAAAACAAAATCAATAACTTAGTAATTACTGTATATATATTAGTATATACAAATATATGTATATACGGCAATTGATACAACATGTCTTTTTGTCTATAATATTATTGTTACACAGTCGTACGCTCGGCCACTGGAGCCATGTTCATGAAAACGTATACCTTTAAATAGAACTCAAATAGGGCCTCGACACAAAAAAAGACAAGGCCCTAAAACAGGTGAAAATCTAGTAAGCAACGAAGCAGATCACTCCGCCCATTTCTTTTAAAAGACCCCTCTTAAGTAAGGATTCTACAGCTCGAGTTACTATCTTCTTTTTATCAGCGCTGAGATACTCAGAAACAACAGGATACACGAGCTCATAGATAAGGTCCTGAGTTAACAGTTTATCGGTATGATCTTTGCATACTTTTAATACGTCATCTCGAACTCGATCTGCAATCGCCATCGTTTTAGCCATTGGCTCTACGTAATCACCATCTTGGTTTGATAAGGCATCCTCATCAAAGATCCTGACATCTAACAGTTCTGAGAAAACTAAAGTCGTGGCATCTTTGCCATTTAGATCCTTCTTGCCCGGCAGTATGACCTCGGTAAGCTGTAAGGCCTTCTTCTTTTCTTCCGTATCCTTAGCCTTGGTCATTTGGATTAGTCTCTTATTGGCCATCTGGGAGCCTTCTTTGCCCCTGATCATGGCTATTTCAACATCAACGCTTCCTCGGATTGCCGAAGTGCCACGAGATCGCTTTTTATCCCCATGACCTGCATGATGAACGATTAGGATTGCGCATTTGAGTCGCTCTTTGATGAATTTTTGAACGTTTCTTAAAAACTTACCAAAGTCTGCGCTTGAGTTCTCGTCTCCTCCACCTAAAAAGGTATGAAGAGTATCTATGATAACGAGCTTAGGTCTTCCGTAGGCTTTAATTCCGGCCTCAATGCTTTGACCAATACTATGTGCCTCCTCTTCATTTAAGATTGAAGCCCCACGCTCAGAAAATAGAACATCTGGGTCAACTCCAGGATTGTGTATCATCCAGCCCTTAACTCGCTTTTTTATGCCGCTATAGCCTTCCCCGCAAAGATACCACACAGGCCCTTTTGTCGTCTTTGAATCAAACCATGGCGTTCCTGAAGCAATTCTAAAGGCTAGATCTATTGATAAGAACGACTTCCCTACCGACGGATCGCCAAAAAGCACGCAAAGTTCTTCCTCCTGAATCCATCCCTCGATTAACCAGGCCTCTTGGCTATCCATAGCCATAAGTTCTCTTTGATGAACGAATTTAAAAGATTGTTTAGGTTCGTCTAAGAGCTCTTTATTCTTTTCAAATGATTTAAGCCCATTAGTTTTTTGCTCAATCGTCTTATCAATACTTTTGGCCAAGTAAATTGCATAGACTTCAGCAGTTCTACCTTTAAGTTCCGATGGATCTCTAAAGTATTCATGGCCGGGATGATTCTTTTCGTCGTATATGATTAATTCACTCGCTAATGATAGCGCAGTTGAATGTTTCCAATGAGTCGCAAAGCCAAATGATAAGATGGAGAGGTGTCTTCTTCCGTACGGAACCTTATCCGTTTTCAATTGATCAAGCGTACTAGCAAAACCTACGAGCATTGATTCCATCTGCTCAAACATTTTCTGAGTAATCTCGGGCAATTCATTCGCTTCTATGTTCATTAAAGAGAACATGCCCTCGCGGTAGTAGTAGCTTTTGTTTGTATTTGGATGAATAGACGGGGGGATTACTGTAAATCTACCTTTTGAAAGGATTTGGAAAAAAAGAACGGAGTCTTCACCATTGTCTGTTTTGATTTTCTGTTTAAAATCCCGATTTGCCTCTCCATTATACCTATAGAATGCCGTATATCCTTTTTTCCCTATCTTTTCACAAAGAGTCGGAGGGAGAATCATTCTCAATTGCTTTTCTAAAATATCAGCATGAGGACCATCGTAATCAAAATCGAGCGCAATCATTCCGTTTGTCGGACCTAGAGGAAATCCTATTCCTGAATTTGGAAATTTTTCATTCCATTCATTCATTTCATCCTCCGTCGGCATGACCTCACAGTATTTTTGCCAATTGGCTATCTGTGGAACTTTCCCGCTAACTGGAAAAACTGAATAACCTGATTCAAATAGTTTGAACGCTTCTGAAAAAGTCTGCATATTGTGGAAACCTTTCTTTTGGGACTCATGATCCATTTCATGGGTCCTTCTTCCGTGCTCGACTTAATACGTAAAATTTTCACATTTCCAAACCCAAACAATTTGTCTGGGTGCGCAAAGATCTTGTATATGCTCGTGTGGATAATATCTGTGGATATTGTGGATTGAGCTCTTGAGTTCATTCCCAAAGTGTTGATATCGTTTAATTCTCTGATCAATTAAACTTAGTCTGCTAAGCCCACGAAGTTTTTTACTCCTATATTTCTCTTCGTGGGCTTTTTTATTTTCGCAAAGCGTAAACGTTTTACTTTAGTAAATCATGAGACTACCTGTCGTTTTATCAAATCACGAAAGGCAATACATGATTATCAAATCAACCAAAGGCGCTGGAGTTGATAGGGTCAAAATACTCATCCACGGTCCTTCTGGTATCGGAAAAACAACACTCGCAAAAACTCTCACTGAAAAAACTTTAGTTGTCTCAGCAGAGTCAGGACTCATGTCTATACGTGATTCAGATATTGATTATGTAGACATAACGACAGATGACGATGGAAATTTAATACCAAAAGAACTGCGAGTTCAAAAGCTTGGAGATATATACAAATATTTGCTCACTAAAGAAGCTTCAGACAAATATAGTGTTGTATTTATTGATTCGCTTACTGAAATTGGCCAGAACATCTCTGAGAGTTTATTTGAGAAAAACACTGATAAAAAAGATACATTTAAAGTTTGGGGAGAATATACATCTCAAATGCGAAATTTGATTAAAGCATTTCGTGATCTCCCAAAATATCATGTCATCATGACGGCTCTTACAAAAGAATATACAGATGAATTAAAGAACAAAAAACTTGGGATAGATATCCAGGGCTCAATTGGCGAGCAGTGTCCGGCTTTATTTGATGAAGTATTTCATTATGCTCAGCTTGTAAATCAAGCCGGTGATCTTGAACGTGTTCTTTTGACTTCACTTACAGATCGAATCTTTGCAAAAGACAGATCTGGGTCACTTGATAAATATGAAAAACCAAACTTACAAACAATCATTAACAAGATCAAAGGAGTTAACTAATGTACGATTTTACAGGTCACGGCGAAGATACTTTTAAACCAATTCCAGCTGGAAAATATTTAGTCAAAGTTACTGAGGCGACAGATAAAGAATCGAAGCTTGGATATAAGCTTATCAATTTGGAGTTTGTAATACAAAATGGGCAGTTTGAAAAAAGAACTCTCTATAAGAACTTTTTGATGTCTCACCCAAATCCTGAGGTAGTAAAGATCGCAAAAAACCAATTGGCCCAGTTGATTTTAGCTAACAATAAAAAACCTGGAGTTGTTTCAAGTAGTCAGTTCTTTGTTGGAATGACTGCGACTGCGAATGTGAAAATAAATAAAGATCAAGATGGAAGAGAGCACAATGAAATTTCATACTTTGAAATGCCAAAGGCTCAACTTGATGAAAGGCTTCCTTTTTAATGGAACAAAGATCCGAAGAATGGTTTGAGTTTAGGCAAAAGCATATTGGCGCTAGTGAAGTTGGTGCCATAATGTCAGTATGTCCATACAGAAAACCTCAAGATGTTTGGCATGAAAAGGTGACAGGAGAGAGAAAAGATCTCTCCTCTAATCCAGCCGTACAGAGAGGGATTATGTGGGAAGATACAATTAGAGATTTGTATCAAAGGACGTATGGCTTAAAACTTACGACTCCGACTTTGGAGTATGAAAAATGGCCCATTCTTTCGGCTTCTTTAGATGGATTATCAAAGAGTGAGCATCTAATTGTAGAGTTTAAATATCCTGGAGAGGCGACCTTTGAAGCTGCGAAAACTTCAAAAAAAGTGCCTCTTCATTATATGATGCAGATACAAACTCAAATGCTTATAGCTAAGGCGAGACAAGCTCATTTCGTTTGTTTTAGACAACCAGATGAGCTCGCCGTGGTTGAAATACAACCTGATAAGATAATGCAAAATATGATTCTCTACTCGTGCTTTTATTTTTGGCAATTAGTCGAGAAAAGAATTGAGATCCCCGAACTTCGAAACTCTCTCCGTGGGAAGAAATTTTAACATGAGCACTTGTTGGTCATACGCATCTGTAAGTGCATTAATTTTATCAAGCTGTGATGTTAGATTCTCGACAGAATCAACTACAAGACCCACGCCAAAACTTTTGATAACGTTTGCAAGAAAATCTCTTTGTATCTTTGAAACATTTGATCTTTTCCCCGGCGCCTTAAGCTCAATGGCCACGAATCGACCCATAGGTGATACGCCAACAAGATCAGAAAAGCCAGCCGCTGCTTTTGAGTGTAAATACATTCCAGCTGATTTTGACCATACGGCTTTGCTTTCAATAACTGTCATAAAATATCCAAGCTCTTTTAGTTTTGCTCGGACTAAAAGCTCGACTGTTTTTTCAGGTCTTTCGTTTTTTCTTTTGGGTGTTTTTTTTGCCTCAAGGCGAATCCAAAGCTCACTGTGATGTTTTTTTTCTTTCATTAAGAAAGGTTACCCAAGATGAATAGGCTATTTCACGCAATAATTGTCAGAGAGTTCCAGCTTTCGCATGTTTTTTCAGAAATTGCATCGAAGCGTTATCAATTGCGCTATTTCAGAGAAGCGAATAACGATAATTTTATCGTGGTTTATGAAGGTACTCATCCTATTACGATTGTAGCTAGCGAAACCATAGAGCTAAAAGATGAACAATAGAAATTACACGAAACGAGTTTTTAAGATTCCATGGGTTGATGAAATACCTAGGATTGAATGGTATCCAAACTCATTTGAGTTTGATTTGAATTACAAAGATTCCATAAGCGAAGTTAAGATCGATACGTATATACAAAAGATTCCTATATCTGCGCACCTATGGGTTCATTTTGTACTTGAAGATTGGCCTTCGGAGGCACATAGAGAATGGCTAGCATTTAAAGCTGATTTATTGAGAGTTGATTTTAATTGCGCCTCAGTGAATACAACATTTCAAAGAATAGGAGAAAAGAACCATGAGCCAAAATCTAGAGACAACAAAACAGACGAAGCGACTTTACGCCTACGAAGAACTTGAAAATGGAAATTACGCTCTTCATTTTACAAACGACGATGAAGACTTGGATGATGTCGAAACTATCGAAGTTGATGTTAATACATTAATGCATGAAGCATTTGAATTTTGTGAGGGATGTTAAGTGGATAAGACAAACAGCAATACACAAATATTTACCCCGTCTCATATAACAAACGAAATGCTTGATCTTATCGGCGGCGACGATGTACTTGCCGCGCATGAAAATTTCTTCTTTGAGCCAACTTGTGGCGACGGAGGCATGCTTGTCGTCATGATAGAAAGAATATTCAAAGCATTATTAAAAAAATATGATGGCGATAAAGAAAAAGCACTATCTGAAACTCTTTTTAAATTTTATGCTACTGAATTAGATGAGTCACTTGTGCCGATTGCAAGAATGAAAATTTGGCGCTTTGTAGCTGATAAAATTGAGCGTGAATTATCAGTGTTCGAGCAATATCTCATAGCTCATCAGTTACAGCAATCTATTGAATGTAGAGATGCTTTAAAAGAATCCATTTCTGCTATTCACGAAATTCCAGCAATGCGCGCTTTGAAAAGAAAAAAACAAAACGAATAAAGTGAGAAAATAAATGATTACAACAGCACAAACAACTTTTTTAGAAATCGGAAAAATTTACGGAACGAAAACTGTCACTATGATATATGTTGGTTCGGGTCTCGGTTCAGATTTATTTTAGAGATCATAAAAAATGGAAAAAACAAAATGAAAACAATTGAAAACAGCTTCAACTCAGGCATCTTCAACTCAGGCGACTACAACTCAGGCAGCTTCAACTCAGGCGACCGCAACTCAGGCAGCTTCAACTCAGGCGACTACAACTCAGGCAACCGCAACTCAGGCAACCGCTCAGGCAACCGCAACTCAGGCAGCTGCAACTCAGGCATCTTCAACTCAGGCGACTACAACTCAGGCGACCGCAACTCAGGCGACTACAACTCAGGCATCTTCAACTCAGGCGACTACAACTCAGGCAGCTTCAACTCAGGCGACTACAACTCAGGCGACTACAACTCAGGATTTTTTAATACCGAAAGTAATCTTGGATATTTATTTAACAAACCAGCCATAATTACCAATGAAATAAGAACGAAACTACATCTCTTAAACGTAAAACCTAGTTTAATGTGGGTTAATTCTTTAGATATGACCAGCGAAGAAAAAGAAAAGAACCCAAGCTATAAAACGACAGGCGGATTCTTGCGTGATTTAAGAAAAACCGATTATTCTACTCTTACTCAAGAGGATAAAGATTTTATAAAATCCCTTCCTAATTACAACGATGAGATTTTCTTTCAAATTACAGGCATTCGTTTGCTTGAACCTAAAAAAATTAAGATAACTTATCTGGGATCAGAAATAGAAATCGATAAATCAATAGCTGAAAAAATAGGATTACTAGAGATACTTAAAGAAGCGGACAAAAAACCATAATGAATCAAGCTATGTTGCATGAGTTTTTTTGGGATGCTGGTTGTGGCTCTGATTCTAGGTCTGGATCTGGACCTAGGCTTTACTCTGGGAATTGCTATGGGTTTTGGTTTGGGTCTAGGTATAAGTCTGGATCTGGGCCTTGCTCTAGGTCTTGGTCTTTGTCTTGGTATTGGTATTGGTCTAGGTCTAGGTCTAGGGCTAGATCTGGGTCTAGGTCGAGGTCTTGCGCTGGAGCGAGATAAGATGAACCAAGCTATTTTAAGGCAATTTAAATCTAGGCATAGGTATCAATTAAAATCATGGTCCTGTTCGAAATCTGAATTTTGAGGTGACGCTAATGAATCCATTTCTTTTAAAATTGAAACAACTTGAAGATAATAAGGATATTCACAATATGAACGACAACACAGGCAACGACAACACAGGCAACGACAACACAGGTTACCGCAACTCAGGCGACTACAACACAGGCAACGACAACACAGGCAACGACAACACAGGTTACTGCAACACAGGTTACTGCAACTCAGGCGACTACAACTCAGGCAACCGCAACTCAGGCAACCGCAACTCAGGCAGCTGCAACTCAGGCGACTACAACTCAGGCAACCGCAACTCAGGCGACCGCAACTCAGGCAGCTGCAACTCAGGCAACTACAACACAGGCAACTACAACTCAGGTAGCCACAATACTGGAGACTATAATTCAGGATTTTTTAATACTGAAAGCTGCCTTGGTTATTTATTCAACAAACCGACCATAATTACCCCTGAAATACGAACGAAACTACATCTTTTAAGCGTAAGACCTCGTTTGAGTTGGGTTTATTCTTCAGACATGACCAGCGAAGAAAAAGAAAAGAACCCAAGCTATAAAACGACAGGCGGATTCTTGCGCGATTTAAGAAAAACCGATTATTCTACTCTTACTCAAGACGATAAAAATTTTATTAAGTCCTTGCCCAACTATGACGATGAGATTTTCTTTCAAATTACAGGCATGCGTTTGCTTGAACCTAAAAAAAATTAAGATAACTTATCTGGGATCAGAAGAAGAAACTGGCAATCCATTACATTCCAAAGGCCTGATGGAACAACCGCTGCGCCGAATTCCATTTTCGAGGCCTGGATTAGAGAATTAGTGAGATTTAGAAATCGCTTTGCTCATGGCGGGCTAGCACCTCCAGCCAATCCTGTCTGGTCTCTTTGGGAACACCTACTTCTCTCATCGTATATCTATCCGCTACTGCTCAAACTCTTCGTATCTGATTTCGATCCTACGATAACCTTCAGAATTTCCGGTGATGACGTTAAAAAGATTCGAATGCTCGAAAGAGTCCTGGGCCAGCAGAACTATTACGCAGAAACTGCTCCAGACAGCGGAACTACGAACTGGGGACACCTTATTTCAGAGGCTCGCTGGTTAGTCTAACTTCTAAAACGACAGTCTAGTTTATTGCGCCGCAGATAGATCCAGTTGCGATGTCGTGAGATCCTTTTTCTATCATGAGCGCAACAAGACATACTCCAAAAAGACTGAATGAACGTGACCTAAAAAAACAAGGCTACATCTGGTATCAAGGGGACTGCCTAGATTTCGTTGAAACATTGCCTGACCATTCAGTGTCGCTTGTTCTGACATCACCTCCCTATGCCATAAAAAAAGAGTATGAAGCTTCTCGCTCACTCGCAGACATGTTGGTTTTTCAAGAAGAACTAATCGAAGAGTGCGTGAGAATTCTGAAACCTGGCGGAAGTATTTGTTGGCAAGTCGGAAATTTCGTCGATGGCGAAGGGGGAGAAAAAGTCCCTTGGGATATTTTGCTGTACAAGTTGTTTCGGCGGCATGGACTGAAATTACGAAATAGAATTATTTGGCACTATGAACACGGAATGCACGCCAGACACTTCTTTTCCGGTCGTTACGAAGTTGTAATGTGGTTCACAAAAGGAAATGACTATCACTTCAACCTTGATGCAGTCAGGGTTCCTCAAAAACAACCCACGAAGCGTTTTTATAAGGGGCCAAGAAAAGGGGAATTGAGCTGCCATCCGCTGGGTAAGAATCCCGGTGACGTTTGGAAGATAACTAATGTTAAAAACGGACATCCTGAGAAAATTGACGGAGGACACCCTTGTCAATTTCCGCTTCAGCTCGTTGACCGCTTAGTCAAAAGTCTTACCAAACCAGGAGAAATAGTTTTTGACCCATTCGGTGGAGTTGCCTCTACAATTGTAGGCGCGATTAAGGCTGGGAGAGTCGGCGTAAGCAGTGAAATTGAAAAATCCTATTACAAACTCGGCACTGCTCGCATTAAGCAAGCAGTAGCCGAGACAAAGACAACTTCTAAAGAGAAATCATCCCTTAGTCTTACGCGACTCCCGAAGGAGCGTATCTCGGAAATTTAGGAAGTCCTCATGCGTGAGGTCTTCCCGGTTACTGAGAACAAACGTCGCATACGTATCAAGCGCAAGAAATTCCCCAATTGGCTTTAGTTCAATTGATTCACGTTTTGACAGAAACGGATGATCGCGATTCAGCGAAATCTCCAAGATCGGCTTTCCTTGCTCCTTCTTAAGTTTGTACGAAACCATCGGCGACTTTTCGCCGTCGCGGACAAGTTCAATCGATAGAAATAGACGAATCAATTGCAGAAAAAATAGGTTTACTAGAGATGATTAAATATAATGACAAAAAATCCGAATGAACCAAGCGATCATAATCGAATCCACATCTGCTTCTTGGTCTGAAGCTAAATCTAGACGTTGTTTCATGTACTTATCTGGCTCTGAGTATTATAGGTAATCTTTTCCAAGATCTTTCACTAAATAACCAATTGCATAAGGAACGCTATATCTTCGATTGGCGACATTTTCAAAAGCATGATCAAATCCAAGCTTATGGCAATACTCATGAGCTAAATTCATTGCTATATCTTCAATTTTGGCACTTCTGAAAAACCAAGAATAAATCCATTGGAATTTTGAATTAGGATAAGTATATCCAAGAACTCCTCTGACTTGTTTAAGATCAAGATTTAGCCATACATCAGCTTGATAATCATCGCCTTCATTATTTGTTTTTTCATTTGCTTTAAGAAGTAAATCTAAAACTTTTTCACGAGAACTTGCCGGATCTCTTGGCCAATAATTAAAATTATTAACTATACGACTTGTATTTTCATCGCTATATGCAAAATACAAAACTTGAGCTCGAAATTTTGATGAATTAAATACTTTTTCCCAAACAGAAATAGCCGATGCTAATTTGGCTTGGTCTTTCGTCGAGAAATTACCATCATATCGCACAAATACAGAGAATTTTGGATATGTTACAAATACAGAGAATTTTGGATATGTTATTTTTTCCAATCAATACGCTCCTTTTAAGCCAGTTAGTTTCTCAAGCAAAACTTGAGTTCTATTAATCCAACCATTTAGGAATTTAATTTGAGATTTGTCATTAACGCAAATATCACAATACCTATTTTGCGTATCACAGATGAATTTAAACGACACTTGTTTGTCATTTTGAGCATTAATTGCCTTAAGCGTTTTTGGTCCAACCACGCCATCTGGATCAAGCTTTAATTGCCTTTGAATTTGTCTCGTAGCTGACGCTGGACCGCGGTTAACAGCTTGATCCATGAAACAAATGCAAAACACAGGATGTATTATTTCGTCACCACGAATGACATTCCAATAGTTTCTTCTGTAAATCTCTTTAGCAGTAAATTGAGTCATATTCTTTACATCTTCTTTAGACGCGGGTCTTCCAAGATAATCAGCCAAAGAAGCTTGAGTAATCCCAAACTTCGTAGGCCCGCCGCGATCTTCTGGAATATCAGTGAACTGCGTCCCTTCTCGATCCAGAATATGGTTAAACACTAAATCAAAATTACTGCTGTCCATATTTTTTCCATTCTTCCGTAATTTCGTTTATTTGATCTTCTGACTTTAAAATACTCACTGAAATGTTGATGCCTTGTTTGCGCAGCTCTTCTGCAAGTTTCAAGTAAGCTTCTCTAATTTCTTTTTTAGCTTGGTAAGCAGAAATATATCTCTCAAGCGCATACATAAGCACTTGAATTACAAATGTTGTAATCATCTTGGAGGAACCTCCGTAAATCCTATCGTAGTAAGCCTAAAAAAGTCCCCATCCTTGGAGCCAAAATAATATGTACACACCCCATCCATGAGATTAAAACTAAACCTTTTATCAGGCGTTTTTCTGAATGTATCACAATTATCTGAAGCTCCTTTTTGTATTACAAAAGTATCAAATTGAATTTCTTGAATAAGTCCAGTCGAGCTTTGGCATACTCCTACTGAGTTAGCTTGAATTGTTTCACCATTACATTTAATGGTTGCAGGAAGTCTTATCTCAGCCCTCTCGTCTTTAAATTCAATCAAAGCAAAAGCAACCCGAAGCGTACTCTGCGTAATGGTTGAAATATACAAAGGACAAGCCTTACTAGACTCAAGTCCAAAAACTCGGTTCAAAGTAAAACTATATTTGTTTCCCCATCCTAGCTTTGGTCTATCTACTACATGCGATTGATGACATGTGTTCCATTGAATTCTATCAATGGCATCATCTGCGTATACGGTAACTAAATATTTGTCTGATAAATCAGAGACGCCAGTACCGCTAAAGCTAGTGCCATTAACAGAAACTCTGAGTGAGTGTATTGTTGTCTTATTTTTCTTTGATTCAGTAACACTTTGGCTTGAAGTTGTTTCACAGCCGAATAGAAACATAATTACAAGAAATAACAAAGCCGAAAAAATGTAGACTTGAATTATTTCCCTGGCCTCTTTGTATTTGCCATTAGCCATGTTAGAGCCTCGTGTATATATGAAACGAGAATATATGCTCTGTCATCTAATTTGGATTCTGTCTTGTCTTTAGCGTGAGAGAGCGCAACCTCTAGGAGCGACAGAGCGACATTCACGAAGAATATGATTGTCACAATATCCGTCACTCCTAGAGAACACATTTAATTAAGCCTCTTTTTTAGCCATTAACGCGCTAACTAGATCTGCTCCAATTAATGCCGCAGCTGCGTAAATGTCTTTAGATTTCACCTCTTCAGACAATTTCTCAAAACCTTCAATAGCTGTAACTAATCCAGCTAAATTCTCAGCCACAACTTCTGATGTGCTTTTCCCAGCTTTGATATCTACAATGAGATCAACGAAAAATTTCGCAATTTCCCATGTTTCCTTAGGTACTTCGACCTCAATTTTTACTACATCCATTTAATCCTCCTTGATGGAATTTCTAAAATATCTATCGTGAGACTCTAAAATAGCTTCGATGCGACTTAATTGTCTGACAACATCTATATTTGATGCTGTCACTTGAGTCATTAAGGCCACATGAGCAGATTCAAGCTTCACAATTCTCTCTTCGTGATTCCTAGATTTTGACCATAAGTTCGTAAGCCATACAACGCCTCCAGAAATCACTAACACAAAACTAATTGGAATAAGCGTGGCTTCACTAAAGATCATTTTTCCTCAGCTAGTCTCACTTTTTCAAAGTGCTTTAAAATATGTAATACATCTTTAGCTGGAAGGCTTAATACAAATGTATATATAGATTCCAAGTCTTTCTGAGGAAGCACTACAAGCTTATCTTCTTCTTTTGGTTTAATATCTATCACTTCAGACATCTATTCAGCCTCAGGAAACTGTCTTGCATTAACTATTTCGCCAATGACTTCAAATTTTGATTTATCAACCTCAAAGTAAGCAGCGAACGACCCAGTAAAATCATTATCAACATACGGGATCTGCCTGATCTCTCTCATCATCCCAGCGTCAAATACCCAGTCAATCTGAGCGCAAGCATATTCGTTCAAATCAACATCGTTTTGAATCTTACAGTCTCTTAATTCAACTCTCAGTAGCATTTAGATCTCCTTAATTAATGGCCCACTATGGAGCCGTATATCCTTGAACATTTACATACACAGCCGCTGCCGTCGTAATACAGGCAAAATTAAGCGCTGTGTTTGCGGTAGTTTTTAGCGGGCTTGCGAAATAGATGTTTTCTGAATTCAGCATAGTAGCTGGTAGATACCCTCTCCAAATTACTGTAGCCCCATCTTTTAGAACTACCTCCGTTGGTACTGCGTTAGTATTTTTTACTTGCATTGCAGTTGCGTATCTTCTTAATCCAGCTCCTGCTGCTGTTGCTATTACAACATCAGTTGTATTTACAATTGCTCCAGTAGAAGCATATGCCAAATCAAGCTCTGGGATGCTAAACGGCTTCCCAATCAAGGCTCCTATTATTGTGGCCAACGGATAAACAGCATCACCTGACGCGCTCATTGACGTTGGGTTCGCAGTAGATGCACGAGCTCCCATAGGGAAAAGCTGACCAGTGGAGCTCAGCGCAGAATCTTGAGCAACTGACCCCTGAACGGTTGTGGTGCCGACTGGAATCACTGGTAGAGCTCTTAAAGCGTCACCTCCTCCATGTTGGTTTGCTATGTCAACACTTACCATGCGTCTTTCGGATACGTTTACTAGGTGGACTCGATAGTCAGTTCTTCTGATTACTGCTCCACCTCCGTTCACTGAGCCAAAATCAACACCAATAGACTCGACTTGGAGCGAAGTCGTAGACGTCCTTAGAACTCTATAAGCCCCATCATACAATCCTAGAGACGTAGCATCGCATCCATAGATATGGATTGTTTCTCCAGGCAATATCCCAGACCAAGTTGCTGAGCCAACAAATGTCATCACGTTATTTGTTCTAGATACGGATTGAACAACCTGCGAGACGACTCCAGGAGCTAAAACCCCTCCGTTGTTTATCCATACAGCCCCACCTGTACTTGATGCCGTCACAGCTCCACCAATTACTATTGTAAAGGTCGTTGCGTCTACAATAGACGAAACTTGAGTCGTTGCAGTTAAGTTTGGAAAGTCGGTTTGATCAAGAACGCCATAGATTTGAACAAAAGACGTTGAGTTTAAATTGTGCGCAACATCTGTTACAACTGTCGCAGTCGTTGTGCCAGTTTTTGCAATACTTACAATACGAGCTATCGGAGTCGTTAAATTC